ACTAGGAGAAAATAAATGGCTACTTATAATAGTGGACAGGTAAAATTTGGTACTCCGGGTGCGGTTATTGATAGTACGATTCCATCACGTAGGTTATATGACTTTAGTGATAGGGTTGCTGATTTAGCCCCAGAAGAGTCTCCATTTTTTGTTTACTTGTCAAAAGTTGGAAAAGTTCCAACGACGGATTCTCAATTCCGGTTTTTAGAAGACAGGTCGAAAATTTCTATTACTGATAGAAGTTTTCTTCAGAAAGGTGGCGGCACTTTAGCGGCGGCAGGAAGCAATACATCGCTAACTGTTGATACTAGTGGTGGAGCCGCTGTTAGCTGGCTTATTAAGGGTATGGTCGTCCAAATGGCACAAAACGTCAATAAGGGCGGTGGTGCTGACACAGAAGCGATTACACAGGCTACGGCTAGGATAGAATCTGTCACTCAAAATAGTTCTGATACAACCATTGTTGTAAAAACTATTGCCAATAGTGCTGGTAGTGGAACAACAACGCTTGATGATAATGGAGAATGTGTCGTAATTGGAACATCATATGAGCAAGGTTCAGGAGCTCCAGATGTATGGTCACAAGAGATGGATAATGATTATGGTTATACCCAAATCTTTAAAACAGCTTGTGAAATGTCAAACACAGCACGTGCTACAGTTTATCGTGGCTATGCTGATGAATGGCAACGTATTTGGAACTTGAAGCTTCGTGAACATAAAGTTGATATCGAAAGAGCTATGCTTTTTGGCATGAGAGGTTCCCAAGGAGGAATCCAATACACTGAAGGTATCGTAGGGAATATTCTTGTGAATGGCACTGCGACTACCGATGGGACTATTGGTTCTTATTCAGAAGGTGTTCCTTATTTGGCTTCATATGCAACAAGTGAATTAACTTATGATGGTTTACTTACTGCATTTGAGACAATGTATGACCCTGCACGTGGAGGTTCTTCAAGTAAGCTTGTTCTAGCTTCTCTTCCAGTGATATCTCACTTTAATAAATTAAGTGGGTTTATGGAAAATAGCATGGTTGCAACTGAGACTGCATATAATTTTTCTGCAAGTCAGGGCTCATTCGGACATAGGATTATGAAGATTGAAACTGTTCATGGTGATTGCAGTATGATTAAAGAACCGTTGTTCAGAAACAATGCTTCAGGTCACATGTGTTTTGTTGACCTTGAAAATGTTTCATTTCGACCACTTGTTGGTAACGGTGTCAGTCGTGACACTTCGATTATGACTAATGTTCAAGCGGCAGATGAAGATTTGCGGAAAGACATGATTCTTACAGAAGCAGGTCTTGAAGTTTCTCTTCCCGAGTCTCATGCTCTTATTAACTTAGAAAACGTATAGGAGTGTAAAATGAGAAGTGATTATCTAAATAACAACAGTAGCGTTGGTGATGTTGCGGCTAAGTTTCAGGTTATAGCAGTTGCTAAAACTCTGGATGATGCAGATTCAGGAAAAGTATTTGGTATTGACCAAGATAGTGGTGCATACGAAATTACTCTTCCTCTGGTAAAGAATGTTACTCCGGGTTGGAATGTGACATTCCTTTTGACTGATGTCGGTTCTAATGCTGTTACGATTGCAAACAACACGGATGAAGATACTATCGTTGGCTATACTTCTGGTGGAGATGGGGGAGCAGGTTCTTCTACAGATTCAACAGCAGTTGACGAGATTGTATTCATTAGTGGTGCACAGCTTGGAGATAAAGTTGATTTGTTCTGTGATGGGACATATTACTATGCTCAGGCTACTGCACATGACGTTGCACATATTACCATTAGCTAATCCGAATAAATAAGGATTAACAGTATTTGGGTACTGTGGGAGCTGTCAAAAAAAGGCGGCTCCCGAAACCCTTAAAAAATTATGAAGAATTGTATGCATTGCGAAACTCCCAACCCTGATGGTTGGTTTTACTGCAAGAAATGTGGTAACAAAACTTCCAAACCGAAGTTTACAACCAATCTGTACATGTTGAGTGAGATTGGCAAGAGGACTGATATTGAGTTTTCAGCAACAACTGTTGAAGAAGATATAAAACAAAGAAATAAAAAATTGGGATACGCCTAATGGCTGGTACATTAAAAGTTAAAATACAAGAAGATATTATACTTGATAATCAAGATTATGGCTCTAAGAGAGTTTTGGAGATTTCAAGTATTGATGAGATTTATAAAAGAATTGTTTCTTGTCCAGCAAATGCAGAAACAACTGTTGTGCATTTTAAACAAGTTTCAGGAGCCGCAGGAGGAGCAGTTAAATTTGATGGAGCCCTAGATATACAGGACGTAAGATATATTAGAGTTACTAATTTAGATAGCTCCAATAGTTTAACTTTAAGTTTACAGGCTGAAGTTGGTGAAGATGATTCAGGCGCTGATGTATCGGCTAGTATATTACTAGAAGCCGGAAAAAGCTTCATGATGGGTTCAGGTCATGATGGGATTGGAGTATCTGATGCAAATGCGAATATAGTGACAGATTTGGTTGATTTAGATAGTCTTGTGGTTCAACCGGGAAGCAACGCTATTAGTGTTGAAGTTTTTGTAGCGAGTGCGTAATGGCAACTTTTGAAGCACAGGTAGCGGGATTGACTAGCTTGACTATTGATGATAGTAGTTCGCCAACACGAGCTGAATTAAATCAATTTCTTACAGATGGTGCTAAAGAAGTTATTAATCAGTTACCCGGACATCTTTTACCTTTATGCGCCGCTTCTCAAACATTTACATCTGGAAGTGCTGATACATTAACTACTGGAAAGATATTGAATGTATTTAGAAGTGATGGTGATATAAATCAACCTTGTAGAAAAATACCTGCTAAACAAAAAGGAAGAGTATCTGACCCGGAAGAGATGTCTTATGCTACTATTACTGACCCTGTATTTTTTATAGACAATAATACTTTAGATGTTCTTCCTTCAGGTGGTTCTTGTTCGTATTCTGCGGTTGAATATCCAACAGTATCCTATACCGCTAGTGCCATTACAGCTTTTCCAAATGAAGCAGAACATCTTGTCGTATTATATGGCGCTGTTAAATCATTACAAAATGTATTAGGTAGTCGTTCAGCGAATTCAGATATTACTATTGCAATAGGTTCAATAAAAACAGCAGTAGACCGAGCGGCTACAGCGGCAGGCAAATTTTTAGCAGTAGATAGTGACTCGGTATTTGGAGATGAGTCTACTTTTTTGACAAACGATTCTCAATTAACAAGAGTTAAAGCGGCATTAGATGATGCTGAGGATATTATTAATGCAGATGAGCCATCTGATACTACAGATGCTTATGGCGCTCAGGCAAACGAAGATGTTGAATTAGTAACATCTGCTTTAAATATTGCAAAAACGGAAATAAGTAGAGCTCAAATGCATTTGTCTGAATGGACTTCTATTGGTGACATGAGGGTTAAAGAAATTAATGCGGCTTTATCTGAGGCTCAAGGATATGCTAATGAAGTTCAGTCTCGTTTGCAGGTAGATGGCGCACAATATGGATGGTATGAAAAACAGCAGGCTAAATTACAATCCGACTATGAAAAAGGTCTACAAGCATTAGGTTAATAATATGGCTGTACATAAAATATCGGTAAAACAAGTTTTAAGTAGGGTTCGTCAGGTATTCCCAGATATTCCTGAAAATTATTTAATTAATCTTTTAAATGATGGCTTAGTTGAAGTTGGGATATATAGCACAAAACCAGTACAAGCTAAAATGAGCACAGTTGCAGACCAGATGTTTTATAGCATTAGTGATGATGCTGAAGATTCTAGTGGCAATAAGCTTGAGGCTAATAAGGTTTTTAGGGTAGATTTAATGGACAGCGATGGTGACTATATTCAGATTCCAAGACTAGTAGATAAAAATATTTTATTAATGGATGCTACAAGTGAGTCAGCATTGACAACACCGGATAGTAAATAATGGCAAGTAGTATTAAGTACCCAGATAGTTCGGCATCATGGTATATCGAAGGTGATAAATTCGCTTTAATTACTAATGTTGATAGTAGCGGTAGTGGAAGAACTACTGCTCGCAAGCAATGGAAAGCCATAGCTGAGGCTGTCACAGATGGAGTATTACTTCATTATTATGGTGAACCTAATAAAGTTAGAACCATTAATGATGAGATAGATTTAGATAATAGTTTACATCTTTCTTTAGTTGATTACATTAAGTATAGATTATACTTAGATAAGGCTGGTGTATCACCAGATGCAGGCATTTCACAATCAGCAATGGTTGTATCTATGAATCATGAGAAAAAATTCAAAGATGCCGTTTCAAGGTATGGCATAAGAAAAAGGGATAAAACTGGGGGAACTAGAGCAATAGTTCCTTCTAATTTTACTTAAAGTAAGATAACTATAAATGCTTTTATAGCGGTGGTGGTGGAATATGAGGAGTCATTATTATGGCTGACATACATAAGTATACAAGTAAAGAAGTATTAAACAAGGTACTTCTTGATTCTTCGGGAGATGCGGTAAATGCATTTTCTCACACAACATCAGAAGCCTTAAATGCGGCTTTAGATGATACAAACAGCAGATTAAACGTATCTCTTGAAGGCGGTACAATAGGTGGCGATGTAACCATTTCAGGTGATTTAACTGTAAGCGGTGGTGGTACTTTAACATATGATGAAACTGTTACTGGTGACTTATTTATAGATAAGAATTTCACTGGAACCACAACTGCAACAACTAAAGGATTATATGTAGACTTTGATGCTACTGGAATAACAGCATCTGGTCAAACTGCTACTAATATTGGTCTTGATTTAGATATGAATAGCGATTCACCTACAATGGTGGGTACTGTTACTAATACTGGTCTTGATTTGGATGTTGTTGGTGGAACATCTGGAACAACAAAGAATATAGGAATAGATGTTAGTGTAAGCGGAGCAGACACAAATTATGCGGCTCTGTTTAATGGTGGCAACGTCGGAATTGGAGTTG